ATGATAAGTTCAACGCGCCAATGTGGTCGCCTCGCGGCTGGCAGTGGGTCGATCCGTTGAAGGAAGTCAAAGCGAACGTCGAAGCTGTCGCGGCTGGCTTCAAATCAAAGTCTGAAGTTCTGGCAGAACAGGGCAGGGATTTTGAAGAAACACTCGATGCCCTGGCATCGGAACAAGAACTTGAAGAAGCCGCAGGGCTGACGTTTACGCCGATTGAGGAGGCAAAACCAGATGAAGACGATGAAAACGCCTAAACTTTCGCGCATGGCAGAAATCGTTGCTGTTCGCATGGATGGCGAAGAAGGCGAAGAAGTATCGCGCACAATGGATTTGAGTTTTTCAAGCGAAGAACCATATCAGCGATTTTTCGGCTTTGAAGTTTTAGACCATTCCGCCGAATCGGTGCGTATGGATTTTATTAGCGGCGGTTCCGCACCGTTGCTTCTGGATCACGACAAAGGTCAACAGATCGGTGTTGTGGAAATGGCGGAAATTGGGTCAGATCGGCGAGGTCAGGCGACGGTTCGTTTCGGGAGAAGCGCACTAGCCAATGAAGTCTTTCAAGACGTTCAAGACGGTATTCGCAAGAATGTCAGTGTTGGTTATAGCGTCAATGAAATGGAGTGCGAAGAAAAAGACCGCGAAGGAGTGGAATCCTTCAGGGTTACTGATTGGACGCCTCTTGAAGTTAGCATTGTTTCAGTTCCGGCAGATGCCAGCGTTGGTATCGGCAGGGATTCTGAAGCTGAATATGAAACCATCGTGAAAAAGGAAAAAACGATGTCTGAAGAAAATCAAGTCCCGGCCTCGCCCGTAAAGGCAGAGCCAGCCGTTGATGTTGCCAAATTGCAGCATGACGCAATCGCCACAGAGCGCAGCCGTGTTGCTGACATTCAATCCCTCGCAAGCCGCCACAACAAAGGCGACTTGGGTCAGGAAGCCATTAAAAACGGCGCAACCATCGACCAGTTCAAAGGCATTTTGCTTGAAAACATGGGCGAAACTGCACCGCTTTCCAAGCCTTCCGATCTGAACTTGGACGAAAACGAAAAGCGTGAATATTCACTGCTTCGCGCAGTTCGTGCCAAAGTCACAGGCGATTGGAAAGGCGCAGAGTTTGAAAAAGAATGTTCAGACGAAATCGCACAGCGCACTGGCAAAACCGCCCGTGGCTTCTTCCTTCCTTCCGATCTGGACGGCTGGAACAAACGCGATCTGACCATTGGAACTGCTACGGCTGGCGGCAACTTGAAAGGCACCGATCATTTGGGCGGTTCTTTCATTGACGCTCTGCGTGATCGTCTGGTTGTCAAGCAGCTTGGCGCAAGGGTCATGTCTGGTCTGCAAGGCGATGTTGCCATTCCAGCCCTGAACGCCAAAACTGGCGCATATTGGGTTGCTGAAGACGGCGCACCGACTGAAGGCGCACCGACTTTCCGTCAGGTCACAATGGCCCCAAAAACTGTTGGCGCATATGTCGATATGTCCCGCAAGCTGATGATCCAGTCTGATCCATCGGTTGAGGGCATTGTTCGTTCCGACATTCTGTCGCAGATTGCCGTTGCCATTGATGGCGTTGCAATCGAAGGCGGTGGGTCAAACGAGCCAACTGGCATCACACAGACTTCCGGCATCGGTTCGGTGGCTATGGGTACAAACGGCCTTGCACCAAATTGGGCATCGGTTGTTCAACTGGTTCGGGAAGTTGAAATTGACAACGCTGATGTCGGTTCCCTCGCCTTCCTGATGAATCCGCAGACGAAAGCCAAAATGGCAAACACTGCGCGGGTTGCCAGTACTGACAGTCAAATGATCCTGAATCAGCCTTGGAATGACCTTTATGGTTACAACATGGCAGTTTCAAATCTGGTTCCATCCGATCTGACCAAAGGTTCAAGCAGCGGCGTTTGCTCTGCGATGATCTTTGGCAACTTCAACGATCTGATGATTGGCGAATGGGGCGTTGTTGATGTGAACATTGACGACAAGTCGCTTTCGACCACTGGTCAAGTTCGCTTGGTTGCCTTCATGGACGTTGACGTTGCTGTGCGACACGCGCAGAGCTTCTCAGCCGTTCTTGATTACCTGACCACTTGATGATGGTTCGGGCGGGGCTTAATCGTCCCGCCCAACTTTCAGGAGATTTAAAAAATGCCTAGCATTAAAGTCACACGCGCAACCGCAATCGGTGGTGTTCATATGGCGGCTGGTACTGTTGTTCCTGACGTTGATGAAAAGGTTGCAAGGGATTTAATCGGAATGGGTAAAGCCGTTCCCGTTGATGCCTCTCGCAAGCCGATTGAAAACCGCGAAGCTGAAAAGAAACTGATGACTAAAAGCGCGGGTGCGCTGAAGAAGGGTGGAAAAAATGGCTGTTGAATCTGCCGCTGACCGCGCAGCGTTTTTTGACGTTGACGATTTTGGCGTTGCTGGAAACTATAATTCCGGCACGACGGTCAACGGCATTTTTGACAACGAATATTATGGCGCGGCTGAAGGTGGCGAAGTGAGTCTTGAAAGTTCAAATCCTGCATTTCTCTGCCGATCCGCTGACGTTCCAAGCGCGGCGCATAGCGACACGCTGGTGGTTAATTCGGCAAGCTATGTTGTCATTGGCGTTCAGCCGGATGGCACGGGCATGACGGCCTTGATTCTGGAAGCGCAGTAATGGTTAAGAAATTATCGCGTGATAACCTGTCAACGATGCCAGCGAAAGGCTTCAATGTTATCGCATACGGTTTTGAAAGGTTGCCATAATGGCGCACGTTAAAAAACAAATACGCGATACAATCAAAACAACGCTTACGGGTTTGGCAACCACGGGCGCGAACGCTTTTGACTCGCGGGTTTATGATCTGCAAGCAAGCGAACTTCCGGCCCTGACGATCTATCCCGGCAGCGAGTCGGTGGAATATCTGACGCTGAATCGTGGTTCAAGATCGAAGGAACACACGTTTGAAATCGGCATCGATGCGGTGGCAACTGGAACTTCCGGCCTTGCCGATACGCTTGACCTGATCGAAAAAGAAGTTGTCGTTGCGTTGTCTGCCGATCCTACGATTGGCGGATTGGCGCGGGATTGCTTTTTTGTATCAAGTGAAAATATTATATCAGGCGAAGGTGACAAGCCGTCAGGTATCCGGCGCATGGTATATCAAGCGGTGTTCGTGACGCTTGAAACTGACCCTGAAACTGCACTATAAAGGAAACGTGATGGCAAAAGTTGTTGCAATGAAAAGCCCCGCTGGTGGGTCTAGCACTGTTATGGTGCCGGAAAATTCAGTGGCTACAATGGAAAACCGGGGCTGGACTGTTGCCGCGCCAAAGGTTTCCGCAAAACCGAAAGTCAAGTTGAAGCCAGCAACGGAGGAAACCAAAGATGGCTAATCATACAGGATTGGAAGGCACCGTGAAAATCGGGGCCAATACAATCGCAGAAATTCGTTCGTATAACTACAGCGAGTCGCATGACGCAATCGAAGATACGGCAATGGGCGACACTGTTCGCACATTTAAGGCTGGCATTTCAAGCTGGTCTGGTTCGGTTGATGTCTATTGGGATGAAACCGACACAACGGGCCAAGGCGCAATGACTATCGGCACTGAAGTGACCGTGAATTTTTATCCTGAAGGCGCAACGACCGGCGACATTTACAAGACCGGTTCAGCCATCGTTAATTCGCTGGACACTTCCGCCAGCCTCGACGGCATGGTTGAAATGTCTGTCGGCCTGACGGGCAACGGCGCGTTGACAGAAGCAACCGTGTCCTAACATGGCGAAAAATCCGAAAGCTGCCCGTGATAACCCAATATTATCACGGGCAAAAGATCACTTTGAAGGGTTATCCCGCGAAGTGATTGAAGTACCGGAGTGGGGAGTCGAGGGTGAACCGCTTCGGATTTATTACAGGCCATTCACGATTCGTGACAACCAGCAAATCTATGGGCGTCACAGGAATGATCCAAACAATCCTGAAACGCTGATTTCAGTTATCATCCAAAAGTCGGAAACTGAAGAAGGCGACAAGATGTTTTCGCTTGATGATAAGCTGGCTTTGCGCGATAGCGTGGACGGTGAAATCATTGCCAGAATCGCCAACGATATTATGGGCGCGGCTGGTGTTGAGGAAGCGGAAAAAAACTAAAAAGCGACCCGTTCAAATATGCCGTTTTTCTGGTGGCGTCAAAACTAGGGAAGATGATTGGCGAAATTGAAGAAATGCCTGTCGAAGAATTATTTGAATGGGTCGCGTTTTTTGAATTAACTGGACCGCAAGGGGCGAACAATGACGGCAAAAATAAATCCAGTTAAGTTCGATATAAGGGCCACTGATAAAACGAAAAACGCCTTTCGTTCTGTTCAGGGCAATGTAAAAAGAACCAAAACG